TCAGCTATTCCTGTGCCTTATGCTGGTCGATTGTGTCATGGAGGATTTGTGGCTGCTCATGCGTCTGTGTGGAGAAAGATAAAGAAGCACATAGATTATGACAAGGACACGTTAGTTTGCGGTCACAGTCTTGGTGGTGCTCTTGCTGAGTTGTCAGCAGCAAAGCTTCACAAGAAACACAGTCGTTTGAGTCTAGTTACTTTTGGAAAACCCAATACTTTCTTCAAAGGATTTAAGCGTCCCATGAATTTAGTAAAACAAGTTTCCTTGGTTTCTGGAAGCGATCTGGTAGCTAGAATACCCCGTCTGTGTTACGGAGCAAGTGTTAGTCAGAAGATGATTTATTTTGCAAATAACGGCAAAGATATAGTGAATCCATCGACTGAGTTTAAGAAGCAAGACTTTATGGCTAACAAGGGTGAGGCTATATCAGATCACTTTATGCAGGGATACGAACAGCGGTTGTTTAATTTTATTGAAGCATTGAATAAAAAGAAACGACAAGCGCAAACGTCTACTAAAAGTAGAGCTGCAACATCAGAAGCCGGACTTACAAAAGAGGAACAGAGAGAGTTAAAGAAAATAATCGGGGAGGATATATATGATTAGGGTAATTACGTTATTGGCGTTTATCTCTTTGGGCAGTTGTTCTGTTTCTGAAGATATGATTGCTAATAAAGAACTATATTGTAGCGGAGTATATAAAGGTATACGAGCTGTCGGGAGAGTCACTACAGAAGTAACTACAGGTATTAGGATACCTGACGTATGTGACACGATTGACGAAATCGTAGAGGAAGACGCTGAAAAAAAGTAGCAAACAATCTTGAAGCTTTGCTAAAACTTTGGCTATTTCTCCGAACATAAAGAGGTTACTTAGATGATTGGTGAGATCGCCATAGCTATAAAAGCCTTGGACAGCGCATTTGTCGTTGTGCAAAGTGCTATCGCTAAGAAAAAAGAAGTTGAAGACATGGCTGGAGAAGTGGGGCGTTTCTTTACTGCTAAGAAAAAAGTCGAAGAGGAAATGGCTAAAGCAGAAGCAGCCGGAACAGAAGACTTGTTGGTAGGTTCTGCGTTAGAAGAAGCCATTACTCTTGATCAGCAAAGAGAGCGCATGGAAAAGATGATGGAAAAAATCCGTGACCATTATATGCGTCAGGGGAAGACACACAGATGGGGCAAAATCAAAGCTGAAGCAGCCAAGATAGAAAAGAAACGTGAAGTTAAGAGAAAACAAAAAGCCGCCGCAGAAAAAGCAGAAGATGCTTTGGTGCGTGACCTAGCCGTAATGTTTGCATGGTTAGTAGGTACAGTAATTGTTATTTTTGGAATTGTATTTTTAATTTTCGGGATTGATGCGGAATGAAGTTAAAAGGTCTATTAGGTGCTTTAGCTCCTACTATCGGTAGTTCTATTGGCGGCCCTATGGGTGGCATGGCTATGAAGATGGTGGCTGCTAAGTTAGGCACAAAAGAAGAAGACCCAGTAAAGATAGAAAAATTATTGGAAGACCAGCCCGAAAAAATAGAAAAATTAAAAGAGGCTGAGAATGAGTTTGCAGATCAAATTCGAGCGATGGAGATCGACCTCGAATCTTACAAAACACAAACGGCTGATATACAAGACGCAAGAGATAAGTTTGCTCACGATCCTACGCCACGCATTATCGCAGTGCTTTCGATGCTTGGTTTTCTTGGTTATATCTTTCTCGTTACCATTAAGGGCGATACGATGGACGATGCTATTGTTAACCTCGTGCTGGGTTATCTGGGGGGTCTTGTTACTGGGGTTACCAGTTTCTATTTCGGAAGCAGCCACAATGGAAATAAGTAATATGGACAAGTTAGTAGAACAACTTAAAAGACATGAAGGCGTAAAAACCAGAGCCTATCAAGATTCTCTTGGTATTTGGCATATTGGTGCTGGCAGAAACATCCATCCTGATGGGCCACATCAAGGCATGGGTCTAAGTCAAGATGAAATAGATTTCATGTTATCCAACGACATAGTTCGCACCATCAAGGAGTTAAGCGAGGAATACGCTTGGTTTAACGACTTGGAAGATGGAGCAAGGCGTGATGGCATTATTAATATGCACTTTAATCTTGGCAGAGTGCGCTTTGCTAAGTTTAAGAAAGCGATTGCTCACATGGAGGCTGGTAACCACGAGCTTGCAAGCGCAGAATTTTTGGACAGTTTGTGGGCGAAGCAGGTCAAGGGACGTAGCTTAGAGGTGACAGATATGATCAAGACGAATACTTATGTCTGATGATCCTTATCTGTTTAAATGTACCGTTAAGAAAATAATAGACGGGGACACTATAGATGTTACAGACGTTAATCTTGGTTTTGGTATCGTTCTGCGGGGTACTGATCGCGGTGCTATGCGTATACGCCTTTACGGGATTGATACTGAGGAGTCTCGCACTAGAGATGTGGAGGAAAAGAAATTTGGACTCGCAGCTAAATCTTTTGTCCAAAAATTCGCTCCAGTCGGAACAGAGGTCATCCTTAATACGAAAGAGAAAGGGAAGTATGGGCGCTGGTTAGGAGACATTAAGGTTGGAAACAAATGGTTGTGTAAAGAGTTAGTTAAACACCACCATGCAGTCGAATATTATGGACAGAGCAAAGCAGATATACATGAAGCTCATATCCTTAACAGGTCAAGGGTAATATTAGATGTTAGTTAAGTTTGATTTTAAACCCGGAATAAATCGAGAAGGAACTCAGCTAACGGCTGGGACTGGTTGGTATGACGGGGATAAAATTAGATTTCGTAAAGGTCGAGCTGAGCAGATAGGTGGATGGCAGAAGTATTCTACTAATACCTTTCTTGGAATATGTCGTTCTTTGCTGGACTGGGTGGCGGCTGCTTCTATTGAATACCTTGGTGTAGGTACTAATTTAAAGTTTTATGTCAATCAAGGTGATGCTTACTTTGATGTTACTCCGATTAGAGAAACCACATTAGCTGGTGCTGTTACTTTCTCTGCTGTTAACGGTTCTTCAACTATTACTGTCGCGGATGTAAATCATGGAGCGATTGCTAACGATTTTGTTACTTTTAGTGGTGCTGTTACTCTGGGTGGAAATATTACGGCTGCTGTTCTGAATCAAGAGTATCAGATAGCCACGATTGTAGATGGTAATACTTACACCATAGAGGCGAAAGACACAGCGGGAGCTACTGTTACTGCTAACGCATCAGATACAGGCAACGGTGGCGCTGCTGTTGTTGGTGCTTATCAAATTAATACAGGATTAAATACCTATGTTGCCTCTTCTGGATTTGGGGCAGGCACATGGGGTGCTGGAGGCTGGGGTGGTTCTACAGCAATTACCGCAGGAAATCAGCTTAGACTTTATTCGCAAGATACATTTGAAGATAACTTGTTATTTAATGTTCGTGGCGGAGGTGTCTACTACTGGATTGAATCAACAGGAACTGGCACACGAGCTGTAGCTTTGCCTGATGTCGCTGGTGCATTAGAAGCTCCTGTGGTTGCTTTGCAGGTTATGGTTTCGGAAACAGACGCTCATACCATTTGTTTTGGCTGTAATGAACAGGGACAAACTACCATTAATCCGTTACATATTAGGTGGTCTGATCAAAGAAATCCGGTTGATTGGAAGCAAACATCACTTAACTCATCAAGAAGTGTTACGTTGTCTTCAGGGTCTTTTATTGTAGGAGCAATCAAAACTCGACAGGAAATACTAGTATTCACAGACAACAGTATTCACACGATGCGTTTTTCTGGAAAACCTTTTATTTATCAGTTTGATGTTATCAACGAAGGTCTGTCTATGATTTCGCCAAACGCAGCTACGAATGCTGGCGATATGGTCTTCTTTATGGATAGAGGTGGTTTCTATTTCTACAACGGATCAATTCAAAGACTTACCTGCACAGTTTTGGATTATGTGTTTAGCAATCTAAACAAAGACCAAGAATATAAAGTCTTTGCTACCACTAGCGTAGACTTCTCTGAGGTGTATTGGTATTACCCTGTAGGAAGCGGGAATACAGAGTGTACGAACTATGTATCTTATAATTACATGGAAGATTCTTGGGCTATAGGAACTTTAACTAGGGCGGCTTGGATACCTGCTAATACTAGGCGTTATCCGATTGCTTCTTCAGCTATTACTTCGTCAGACAATAACTATCTGTACAATCATGAAAACGGGTATGATGCTGATGGTTCTGCGATGAATGCTTATATTGAGTCTGGCGGGGTAGAAATTGGCGATGGCGAACAGTTTATGTTTGTCAATCGGCTAATACCTGACTTTGAGTTTCGAGGAACGACTGCTAGTGCGTCTATGAATTTAACAATGAAAGGTAAGGATTTTCCTTTAAACTCCTCGTCTACACTAGCCACGGCTAATGTAACTGAAAACAGCAATCAGTCTTTTATTCGAGCGAGAACCAGAGAATCTATTATTCGGGTAGAAAGTTCTGGTACAGGGTACGGCTGGACGCTAGGACAACTAAGGTTTGATGTAAGACCTGACGGGAGAAGGTAATGGCTCAAAGAATAAATTTAGTTGTATTGCCCACAGCTAATCCTGAGTATGATTTTCAAAATGAATTAACTATGCGTAGAGCTATAGAACGATCTTTCGCTACTACACAAGATGATTTTGACAAAGTAGAAAACAAAGTGGGCAAGGTAGAATCCTTAGCTCTTAAGCGTTATCAGTTTCTATTGATGGGAGCCAAAGGTAATGGCTGATGCAATCAAGGTACTTGGTCAGCTATCTCCGTCTGCTACTACAACAGAAACTCTTTACACTGTTCCTGATCTTGCTCAAACCACAGTAAGCTCTTTAGTTATTTGTAATAGAAACTCTGGAAACCAAACTTTTAGAGTAAGTATTCATGTAGACGGAGCGGGAGCAGATAACAAGCAATTTTTGTACTACGACAAAGAAGTGCCTGCAAACGATACGATAACGGTTGTTATCGGTATAACTCTTAATCAAACCGATGTAGTTAAAGTTTACGCAAGTAACTCAGACTTGAGCTTTAACATATTCGGAGTAGAAACCACTGATTAGGTATAAGTATGAATATAGCACCTAAACCACCATTAGCTAGACAAGGACAACAGCTTGCGACTCATGGTCGCTATGGCGATACAGAGTTAGTTCATATGAACCCCTATGAGGTTCAAGGTCTTGCTGCCATGTCACCCACAGGACAGCTTACCAAGAACCCTGTCACGGGTCAGCCAGAAGCTTTCTTACCTTTTCTTGCTCCACTCATTGGGAGTGCCTTAGGTAAGGCTGCGTTAGGTAAAGCCATTGGTAGTGGATTAGCAGGAGCGGTTGGCTCTGGTCTTGCGACATGGGCGCAAACAGGAGATTTCGAGAAAGGTTTGATTGGTGGTATTACAGGCTTTGGTTTGGGTAAGGTTATGGGTGCAGCAGGAGATGCTGGCGCGATGTCTCGTTTAGGCGAAGGCGTGGCAGAAGGATCGCAAGCTATGGGCGCTGCTGGGACAGCCGGGGGAATGGCTTTTAATCCTCTTGATGCAGTAGGTTCTGGAGGAGAGTTAGCTTCTTCTGGGTTTGCTCAAAATCTCGGAGATATAGGAAGAGGTCTTACTAGCGCCGAAGGTCTAACTTCGGTTGCCAACACCGCGATGAGTCCGGGTGTTCTTCTGCCAGCAGCAGTAGGGCAAGGCACAATGGCTCAGGTAGAAGCTCAGGAAGGCATGGACAAGCTCCGCAAAGAGGCTACAGCAAGAGACAATCGTTACGCACAGAGCTTCAGGGACGTTCTGACAGACTCCCTCGGCATGGCTCGTGGTACTGACCCTAATCCTTACATGGGCAGATACGCCAAAGGCGGTATTGTCGGAATGCAGCGTGGTGGCGATCTGGACATGACTGAAGGCATGACTGACGAAGAGTACAGAGATTATATGACTGGTGCTCAGGCTGACGAATCAATCGCTGGTTACGGATTAGATGCTGATAATCGTTATTTTATAAAACCTAAAGCAGGTACGGGAGCAGAAAGACAGTCTTATCTAAGAGGTGGTTTTAAGCAAAAGCCTCCTACTGATTATCGTCATGGCTTTGAGAAAGAATTTCAGTTTTTTGATTTTATTAAAGACAGACCTGTAGAGCGTTATGCTGATCTGTTTGGAGCTGGAGCAAGTGATTATTTAGCTGGCTTATTAGCTGGTAACACAGGTGATGCCCCAACGACTCCTACTTACAATTTGCGAGATGTAGATCAATCCACCCTTAAAGGCATTCAGTTCTCTGGCGTAGGGCCGGGAGCGGGTCAGGGCGGCGATGTAGTAATGCCTCCTGTGGCTCCTGCTGGTGGTACTGGTGGAGGAATTATAACTACTCCACCTCCGGGTGGAGGAACAGTTACCCCTCCTGCTGGAGGAACGGTTGTGCCTCCGGGTGGCGGAACGCCAGTCAGCGCAGGAATGAAGGCTATTCAAGATTTGGGTATAGAGTTAGATCAAGATTATGATCGAGCTGAAGGAGAAGCTGTTTATGACATCATGCAAGAGTATGGTGTTGGTGATAAAGAAGTGGCTGATTACTTTGGGGTAGATGAACAAGGTGTTGCTGATGCAGCAGACGTTATTGCTCAAAGGTATCAGACCGGAGCTGATCTTGGTTTTGGAGACAAGTTTACAGGCGATTACACCGATGAGGATGTAACTAGGGTTTATAAAAACCTTACCTCTGATGACGGGGTTGGCCTAGCTCAAGCAGCAGATTACTTTAATGTTACTGGTGAGGAGTTACAGGCAAACATTGATGCGATTGCTGCAAGAGATGCTGCTGAAGCATCGAAGGCTCAGGCGGCTGCGGTCTTAGATGGGGTTCCTGTGGAGCAGGTTTACGATCTCATTGAGTCTGGAGATGTAAGTGTAAGTCAGGTAGCAGATTATTTTGGTTACGACTACGAAGACGTTAGAGCAGCTCAGGATGCTATTCGCGCTCAGCGAGAAGCTACAGGCTATGTTCCCCCAGCTCCTGTAATTCCTGATGTTGGAGCGATAGACCCTCAAGCATTAGCTGATCAGCAGGCTGCTGATTTAGCAGGTATGAGTTTAGCTGAGAGAGAACGAGTTGGTTTTGGTCATGGAGGAAGGATGGGTAAAAAACGATTTAAAACTCCTTTAGGCATGGTTGAGATGGCTAACGGGGGTATTGCAGAGTTACCTGCCAATCTTTCTATGACTCAGGAAGTACCTGAAGAGACAGTCATGATGGAATCCGAAACCGTTATCGAAGAGCCTATGCCTGATACTGATTTTCCTGAACTGGTTGAGATGACCATTGAAGCGATCAAAGGAAACATCGAGAATGCAGATGAGATTATTAATCAGTTTATTGATGAGTACGGTGTTGAGGAATTTAGAAACCTAAGAGAGATTGTTCTTCAAGGTATTGTCCCTGATGCCCAGACAGAAGGTATGATTGAAGGAGAGAGTGGCGGAATGGATGACGAGGTCATGGGTATGATTGGAGAAGATCAGCAAGTAGCTGTTTCTCCGGGCGAATATATCGTTGCGGCAGATGTAGTTTCTGGTCTAGGAGATGGTAATTCAGACGCTGGAGCGGTTGTTCTGGATGAGATGATGCAGGGAGTTAGGAATGCTAGGTCTGGAGGAAAACAGCCTAAGCCTCTTAACAAGGCTGCGGTGATGCCAGCATGAGTGTAACTGCGAGAGATTTAGAGCTTCAAAATATTATAATAGCCATCCCTTCTGATGAGATTGCTCCTCTGTGGAGACACGTTAAAGAGATGTTGTATCCAGCAGTCGAGCGTTCTCATGGTCGATGGACTATGCAGACTTTATTGATTGCTTTGAAAGAGGGTAAGCAACAGCTTTGGGTTGTCTTTGAAGAAGGACAGCCTATCAAGGGCGTGGCGACTACTGAGATATTGTCTTACCCGAACAAGAATATGTTAGCGATTCAGTATCTAGGCGGTAATGATTTAGAAACATGGGGAATGTCTTATCTAAAGCGAGTCGAAGAGTTTGCGAAAGCGGCTAAATGCCAAGGTATAGAGGCCACAGGACGAAAGGGTCTGTGGAAATGGTTTAAAGAAGATGACTATAAAGACGCATACACAGTATATGAGAAGGAGATTGACTAATGAGTAAGGGCGGAGGCAGCGCACCACAGAGCACAGTCACTACTCAGGTAGAAAAACTACCTGTTGAGTTAGTTCCTTTTTACAAAGACCTTCTGGGTCGAGGTGTTTATGAATCCTTAACGGGTTATGAGACCTATCCTTTTAGAAGGCTTGCAGAATTTGACCCTTACGAGGCTGGCGCTCAAGAAGCGTATGCAAATATGGCTTTGGCAGGCACTCCTCAGGCTTTAGCTGATGCTCAAAGTGGTATCAGAGAAATAGCAATGGGTAGTCCGTATGAGCGAGCTGTACAAGGCGATGCGATAACTCAACGCCTTGCGGATACTTTTCAACAAGCTGGAGAGACTCCTGATTTTTACGGGCCTGTGGGCGAACAAATGGTAACCGATGAGGTTGTAGAGGCATCTCCGTTAGATGACAACATGGAGGAAGTTATTGCTGAGACAATGTCAGCAAGACCACAAACTTCTTTAGAAATGCAAAGGTATATGAACCCTTTTCAACAGACGTTCATTGACAGACAAAAACGTATGGCTAGAGAAGAGGCTCAGAGGCAACGAAGAGATTTAGGCTTGGATGCTGCTCAGGCAGGTGTGCTTAGTGGTGGTTTTGAAGCCATAGCTAGATCAGAGCAGGAAAGAAACTTAGCTAATCAGCTTCAGGATATTCAAGCTGCGGGTGATATGGCTAACTTTCAACAGGCCAGACGAGCTTATGAGTCTGACCGACAGAACAGAATGGACTTGGCTGATCTTGGTTTAAGAGGGTTTGAAGGAATAGGAAGAGATGTTGATCGAAGAAGGACTGCTGCCTTAGATATGGCAAATCTATCCGGTCAACGTCAGGCTCAGGAGATTGACAGACTGGCTAATCTTGAGTCGGCAGGACAAAGAAGAAGGGCGCTTGCTCAACAAGGTTTGGATATTGGCTATCAGGACTTCTTGCGTCAGCAGGCATTTCCAAGAGAACAGCTTAATCTCTATTCTGGCTTGTTAAGAGGTGTTCCTGTAGGGCCGGGACAATACTCGGCTGTGTATGGTAATCAGCCCACGGCAGGACAACAGATAGCGGGTAGCTTGGTTGGTCTCGCAGGACTTGGAATGGGTGCGCGAGGCGGGTTTGGCAATACTGGTAACTGGGGAGGAAGCGGTTAATGAATATTCTAGAGCAAGAAGACCTTATTAAAGGACTCCCTGATCAGGCTTTATTTCAACAAGCAGAGAATCCCACTGGGGAAGTTCCTCAGTTCTTGGTTATTTCTGAGATACAAAGACGTAATGATATGCGTAAACGGTTTGAGGCATCAGAGCCTCAACCTCAGACTACCGCTGCTGAAAGAATAGTAAGAGAGGGGTTGGGAGCTTTCATGCCTCCTCAGAATTCTTTACCTCCTCCTGCTATGCCTGCTCCACCTTCCACCTCTGTATCCCACTTGGAGGGTTCCTCCCCGTTAATGGGGCAAGGTATGGCAGCAGGAGGTATCCTTAGCTTTAAAGAGGGTGGTGACTTCCCTGATCTAAGCGGTGATGGAAAGCTGACAAAGAAAGATGTGCTTATTGGTAGAGGTGTTATCAATAAGTCAGGTGGTGGTGTTCTTGGTTTTGCTCCGGGCGGTCAATTCGGCAGAAGACAATTATATGAACCATCTCCTCCTTTTAGTTTTTCGCCTCCTAAGTCTGAACGAGACATAATGGTAGAACAAATTCTTAGTGATCCAGCTAACTATGCAGGAATGCCTGAAGTTCTTAGGCGTACTCAAGCTAGAAAACAAGTTGATGAAGCTTTAAGAAGGCGTGGTTTAAGGTCAGAAGATATAGAAGAGATAAGTGTTTCTGAGCAAGAGGAGCCTAATACTCAAGAGATAAGTGTGTCTGAAGCAGATGATAAGGTGCTTCCGCCAGATACACTGGGGGGAGGCGGGAATCCTTTTGGTGATGTCCGATTTGAAGATAATGAAGAATTGGGATTTACATCATCGATAACTGATTTTAATCCTAGCATTTCTATAGGGTCTGGTTTGCCTGTGGAATCAGAAACTGATGAAGGAGATGCTACTTCTGTATTAACTAATCTTTTTGGTGAAGAGGAGCAGGCGTTGCTCACCGAAGCAGAAGGTAGGCTTGGAGACAAAATAACAGTACCTCGCCCTGATTTGGAAAAAACAAACTTGTCTTCTGATTTTGAAGCTCCTGACACTCAGTCTTTGTTGGACAGTATTGAGGCTCAACGCACAGGAATAACAGATAGGTTAGATGCTCGTAGATCAGAATCTCAAGAGTTAATAAACCAGATTAGAGAAGAAGGTAAGCGTGATGCGTTGAGTGCTGCATTGATTCAGCTAGGAGCTGGTATCTCTAGCGGAGATATGGCCTCTGGTTTGAGTCAGGCTGGTAGTGCCATGACTTCAGCTAATGCGCTCGCTAGAGATGCTGCTAGAGCAGAACAAAGAAGCATGAGAGATTATGAAGAAGCTGCTTTAGCGCAGGCTGATCTATTAGGTGTTGAAGGGCAGAGATTTGCATATGAAGAAGCAAAAGATGCTGCGGTAAGGAAGCAAGCTCTTGCTCAGTGGGATGCCGAACATGGTCTTCGACAAGACTCCCTAGCTCTTGAAGCAGAGTTTAAGCAAGCAGGTCTTGATCAAGATTATGATCAGTTTAAATCTGGCTTGGTGATGCAGGTAGCAGACATTGCAGCTAAAGCTAAGAGCGATAACAATACTACTCGTAGAGAGGCAATGAGAACTTTCACCTCTTATATGAATACTATTAGAGATGTGGTTGATGACTTACCTGCATCTATGGACGCTGATAAGAAAATACAAACGGTTAAGGATATGCAGCGTCAGATGATTGATGCATTGAAGGTAGAGCTAGGATCAGATTTCTTTAACGCTTTTGCTAGGGAGGCTCAAGAGGAGGCAGCTTCTGGTTCGGCATCAACTACTGGAGCCAGAGTGTTTAGTTACGAAGACTATAATCCTAATTAGGTTTTTATATGCCTGTTGTTGAAATGCCAAATGGAGACTTAGTAGAGTTTCCAGACGATATGCCTAACGAGGAAATAGGCTCTTTTATTCAGTCTAAATTTCCAGATGCTTTTGCGCCTCAAGAAACTACAGCTCTGGGTCAGGTTGGAGAAACTCTTAAAGCAATCCCTCGTGGCTTTGGCAGAACCTTGCTTACAGCAGCGGAAGGTGCTGGCGAGTTAGCTGATGCAGCTACTAATTTCGTAGGTCTAGAAAACCTAATTGACTCTGGTGATGATAACGCTTTGGTCTCTGCTGCCAGACAAGGGCAGAAAGCCCTTAACGAGTCATGGTTAGGTGTAGATGATGCTTATCAGGATGAGTGGTTTACTAAGTTTGGTGAAGGCTTAGGCTCTATGGCAACTTTCTTTACCCCGACAGCGGCTCTCAGGCTCGCTGGATTGACGGGTAGAGCTACAAAGACTACCGCTGCCTTGGCTTCTGCTACTGGCTCAGGAGAGCAAGCTCAGCGCATAGAGCAGGCTAGAGCTGAGGGACTTGATGTAACTGGAGGTCAGGAAGATACAGCTATTTTGACGGGAGCAATTATTGGTCTCAGCGAGTTAGCTCCAGTAGAACGAATTTTGCGTGGCATCGACCCCGGCAAAGCTACTGACGATGTAAAAACAGTCATCATGAAAAGGCTTTCTAGTGCTTTTGCTTCTGGAGGAATGGAAGCTTTACAAGAAACCTCTGCTTCTTTGCTGCAAGACCTTACTGAAAGAGAAATATATAACCCTGATGTTGACTTCGGACAGGAAGCTTTAGATAGCTTTACCATAGGTGGTGCTGTTGGTTTCACTGCTGATCTTGTTGTGAATGCAATGGCAGGTAGAAGGGGAAGAGATTTTTCTGAAACTCAAAAAACTGATGAGCTTCAGTTTAGAAGAGAGGAAGAAGAAAGAGGCAACCTCCGTAGAAAAGAACTTGAGCCTGCTCCTACTGCCGAAGACATAGACGTACCCCGCATAAGATCAGAGATGAGAGAAAGCGGTGATGCGAACTTGGTAGCTTTGGAGTCTCAATTATCAGATGATCAAATTAGAGAAATAGGGGGTGTAACAACTCCTGTCGTTGAAGAAGAGCTTGATCCTGCCACCATCCCTCCCAAAAGCGATAACATGGCTAACTATGCCAAAGATATTGCTGTTCAAATGGGAAGAAACTTTCCTACTGAGACCTCTTTTAACATCGAACAAATTTCTATTCCTGTTGATGAGACTACTAGCGAGCCAGCCTTTCAGGTTGTAGACAGCGAAGGTAAAGCTTATGGTTCTCCTCGTGCGGAATACGAGCAAGCTGCTGTGTTAGCTGGAACCCTTAACCGAGAGATTGTAGATCAGACTGCAAGAAACTCTACAGAAGAGATAATTGAAGCTACCCCAGAACAATACGATGAGGCTACAACACAGAGCTTAGAGGTTATTGGTAACCGAATTAAGAATCCTCGCGCTAATGAGATTACGGCTGATGCCTTGAATGTGGCAGCCGATACCACGATGGATCAAGGCTTTGAAGAAAACCTGACTGCTGAACAAGCCATGCGTAGGAACATGGGCAGAGTATTTACCGAAGAGGACATGGTCAACAGCCTCACAGCCTCTCAGAGAGTTAATCGCAAGCGTCTAGCTAGAGGTTTGCCTGAGACTAACAAGTTCACCGTCACTGAAGCTAAAGAAGTTTTAGGTAAAGACTTCGGAAAGCTAGGAGACATTGGTGCTGGCGGTATCATTGAGACTCAGAAGTACAGTGTTGGCAAGGATAAAAAAGGTAATCCGATAGTTGTTAGTAGCTTAGGCGAAGTGATTACCAGTAAAAGTGTACAGAAGATTAGAAAGAAAGATGGCAAGCTTTACACGCAAAAGCGTAAGCTTAAGACTGAAAACGATGCTCGAATATTAGCAGACAGACTCAACAGTCGTTATGACCAAGCTGTTGATGAGGTTGTCTTTGAAGACATCAAGGCTGGCAACGCAGAAATAAAAGCTTTGCTAGAACGAAAGAATATCCCTAACGAGTTAGACAGTCCTGCCATTAAGACAATGGCTAAGGCTTTTGTTGGCAAAGAGAATGTCAACGATATGGACACTGGTGAGAAGAAGTTCTTTTACCAGAAGATTCGTAAGCTTCCCGTAGTACCCTCTCCTCTTGCAGAAGGTCTTCCTGATTTTGACCAAGCTTCCACTCTCACTCAAGGCGTTGAGGTCGATGCTGAGCCTTTGGCTTTGCCTGCTCCTGATCGAGAACTTCCTAGTCCTGAGCTTGTTGCTGATATGCAAGAGCGTTTGAACGCTGAACTGAAGAGAAAGAATCTCAGCGATCAGGGAGTTACAGGTCGAATCTTTCAAGAGTTTAGAGACTATGGTATCAACAAAGAGGATCAGCCTGTCTTCACCTCTGAGGTTCTAGAAGAAACAGAGGGTGGGTATCTAAAAGATTTTAATGAGATTGCTGTAGGTGTGCGTCAGGCACTGCAATTTCATGAAGAAAGCACTGGTACGAAGGTGGACATGAACGATGGTGACGCTGTCTTTGCTGTCATCAAAGATGTTTTAAATCATGAAACCGTCCATGCGCTAAGAAGATTAGATTTGTTTACCGCAGAAGAGTACAGAGTTCTTGAGAAAGCGGCTGAGAATACTAAAAGACAAGGTGAGGATATTACCTATCTAGAGGATGCTCAAGATAGGTATTCGGACTTATCACGAACTCAGATCATGGAAGAAGCTGTGGCTGAGCTGGTGCGTCAGAACACTAATCTGGGTGGTAGACCTAGAACAATCATTAATAAGATTAAGGATATTCTAGAAGCGATTGCTCGTTTCATTTCTGGCAGTCCTCCGACAGTGCAACGTATTGTGGCTGGCATAGAGAGTGGAGATATAGGTGCAAGAGCGACTGGTGAGGTTCGCAGCCTAAGAGCTACCAGAGATAGGCTTGATTTGTATGAGTATGAAAACATTGATGATGTGGCTCCAGCAGGCTCTCAGACAGCTCCCAAGATAGGAGATACCTTAGAGGAATTAGAAAGACAGCTACAGCCTATCAAAGAGGTGACGGTTGCTGAGATAGATGAGCAGCCTATTGCTAGGTCTACCAAATCAAACCGTAAGTTTATTCAGGCTTTAGTAGATAAGGGCAATTTAATTTTAGGTGAGGCATCTTACTTTCCTGATGGAAGATTGCAGCATAAGAATCATTTTGCACACCGCAAAGCGGAGAGAGGTATTAGTGACGAACAGATAGAGAAAGCGATGTATTTCGGGAATATGTTTAAAGCATACCCCGATGGAAAGAACAGACCTCCCGGCGTGATATTTAGAGGCGAAGATATCACTGTGGTAGGAGAGATAAGAGGTAGCGAATTAGTCTTAAAGACTGTTTACAGAACTAAACGCTCTCCTGAGCTGAATGAAAAAGAAGAAAATCTTCAGAAAAACCATTGGGCTGGAGATGACGCTATAGCTTACTCAAGAAGAAAAACTATTCCCAAGAAAACTGTTAAAGCCTATAAACTTTTTAGTGCTAAGGCATCCAAGCCTGATGAATACTTTCCTCTGTTTGTCTATACAGACAAGAGTGTTCCTGTTGGTGAATGGGTTGAAGCTAAAGCTGGAAAGCTAAACCCACAAGGTAAAGTTATTGTCGGAACTGAAGCTGAGGCAGCTAAAAAAGCTAAGAAATCCGCCAAATCTAAGGGGGAAAATAAAGAAGGGTTGGCTTATCGTCCCGGTTGGCACGCTGGAGATTATGCTTCTGCTACTCACATTGGAGGAATGTCTGGTGGTAGAGGGCCATCTGCGGAAGAGAGAGCTAAAGGAGCGAAGCCCCAGAGAAAGTTTGGAGGAGAAGTTAATTACCGAAAGGCTGATCAAGTTTGGACTGAGATAGAAATGGCTGATGATGTTGATTGGCAAAGCGAGGCTAATCAACGAGCTAGAATAATGAGTAGCGGTGAGCCTGATGTGCAAACCGCACATATCACTGATCAAATACCTAAAGGTGGTTTTTATAGATACAAAACAAACCCCAATATGACAGGCAACTGGCTTATTGGTGGGGACATGAAAGTTAATCGCGTCTTAACTCCTCAGGAAGTAAAAGAGATAGGCTTAGAAACAAATATGCCAGACCTTCCTTTGTTGCCTGATCTAATAGAGCAAGAAAATCTTAAATGGAAAGACCTCGCTCCTACAGCTAGAAAAGAACTTAAAACATTTTATCCTGAGGTCTATAACAGGATGGCTCCAAAGTCTGAGCAAATAAAACGCCCAGCACCTCGTAAATGGTTTCAGGATAGTTCTATAGCTTATTCTCGTAGAGGAATAACCATCCCTGAAGCATCTAGCACCGCTCCTATACTACCAGTCGGTGAAGTAGAAGCAGAGTTGCAGTCTTTGCTTGATAGGACTGATGGTAATCCTACCTCTCGTCAGTTGTCTAACATCACTGGCGCACCTACACCCAGAACAATTACGAACAAAGCTGGCAAGAAAGTCATTGATAAAAAGCGCGATGGTGAGGTCAAGCCAACATCTCTTGCTGAGCTAAGAGCTATGGCAAGAAGAGGTTTGCAGGAAGGTCAAAATGACCTGCGTTGGTATGATCAGTTTGGTAGTGGCCTGAAGGATATAATCGGTGATGCAAACATCGAAGAAGCTTCAGTAATTTTTGGGATTACCTCTCAACAAAACTCAGCCGAACAAAACCTAGCCGACACTTTGCATATTATGTCAGTGGCAAGACGCATTGATCCTGTGGAAAACACGGCTGCTTTTATCAAAGAGCTGAAGGAGGGAACCAGACCGAACGGACAAAAGGTTAAGATAACTGGTGACCAGATAAATCGTATTGTGCGGATGTATACCGAGGGCTATGCAAACGCAGGTCTTAAGACCAGCACATATATGCAACTTATCCAAGACCGAGCAAGGAATCGTTTTAATCCTTTTAGTGTGCAAGATGTACATATGGCTAGAGCTTTCGGCTTTAGAAGAAAGAACTACAAGGATGGCAATCTGGTTGATGCAGCTATTATTCCGGGTGATCTTCAGTATCGGTATGCTCAATATCTTACAAGCTATCTCGCTCAAGAGTTTGGGGTTACTCCTAATCAAATGCAGGCAGCTTTGTGGTTTGTGGCAAAGGACACCTTGTCTCCCAAGAAAGGAAAGGCAAAGGCAGGGGCTGGAACATGGGTTTCTTCTAGGAGATTTGCTCAGCCAGAGGTAAAGGTTATTGAGCAACAGATAGAAGACGGTGTGTTTGATACGACATCTCCTCTGACACCTGCGTTAGAGAAAGGTGTACGTCCTCGTAATGCACCTAAAGTTAAACAAGACCCTTATACCAATTATCTTCAGATAGATGAGCTTACAGAACTTGCTGCTCAAAGAGCCCCTAGAGTGTTGGCTTCAGCTAACCCCGGTAATGGTAGGGGATATGGTTTTCCTGAGTCTGTTAGTCTCGAAGAGATTGTGGATTTTAATAAGGGTGCTTTAGATGTTATCACTGACCAAGACGGACAAATTCCTTTCATCAGGCAGATGGGAATACCTCACGTTGTGGAATCATCTTTCGGAACTTATGAGGGAATAGAGCCTAACATTCAAATTAGATTGCTAGATGGAACGCTAGAGCAAGCTGACTTTATAGGTAATGTCTTAGGAGATGCGCTCTTACAGGACGCAGTTGTTACCGAGAAGCCTATTTACGATCAAGGTAGTCAGGTGGGTATCGCAGCAACTAAGGCTGATGGCTCTGCTTTCACAGAAGAAGAGGTCATGGCTGTCGCTAACAAAGCTAATCCAGAGAAAGACCCTTACGGATTAAACTTTACGTTGGTTGATAACGGAAGAGCTTTAGCTTTTACAGACGGGAGAACTTTTGATAGAAAAGAGTTTCCTGATTATACCCCTGAAATGTCAGAGGAATTTGCCGATAAGGTGTTGAACGCCTTTGATAATGATGTACAATACGTCTATAGCCAATATACTCAACAAGGCAATTACTATGAAAGTGAAGGATATTCAAGCGCGATTAGAGGCGAAGGGGATACAGAAAGCTTCCCCGGATCATCCGATATACTCAGCACCGTCAACGATACGCTTTATAAACCGTTCTGGGACTACTACACAGCAGAAGCGGAAAGAATCGGCTTTACCCCGCAGAACCTAACTCCTCCATCTCCTCCTATTGCGCCTGAGTCTGTCAGACCGCAAGTAGTACAACCTAGATCAATCCCTCCTGCTGAGGTAGAAGCAGCCGTAGAGAAGAACCTAGAAGCCCTAGAGAACACTACAGGAGGGGCTGTACCTACCTTTAGCGTCAAAGCCTCACCAGAGGCTCAGGCTGTGGCTAGAAAACCAGAGCTTGGAGTTAAGCCTACCAAGGAACAAGACATTGTTTACTCTCGCAGATCGCCTAGAGACCCAGAGGTAAAGGCTGTTGTAGATAAAGTTATTCAGCCTGAGTCTAGGAAGAAGAGTCTGTTTGAAAATATATTTTCTAAAAGCGATGACTACCAAACGCAGTTCTCTAAGTTTCGTCAGGATTACGTTAACAGGTATGAGCCTTTAGAAAAGATGGATAAGATGATGAGGGATACGCTAGGTACTCTAGCTGATTCTTCAGCTCACTTCGCAATGATCATGTCTGACCGCTCTAGCAACTTAACGGCAGCCTCTATTAAACATGGTATTCCTGTTCGTAGGGAGGGAATGTTTAAGACAGAAGATTTTATATATGACGGGAATAAAGTCGATGGTTTGCTCGGTGTGTTCAAGAACCTTATGCCAAGTGAAAATGTATTTAATGAGAATTTACTGGAGGTTTGGCAATCTTACGCGATAGCTAAAAGAGCTAAAGAAATAAACGAGTCTGGCAAACTTAGTCCTGTACCAAAAGGAGAAGAGGATGCTTTCCTAGCTGAGATGGAAGCCATAGCTGATAAGTACATTAACCCAGAGACAAATAAGTCTTATATCAGGGAAGTGTACGATATGTATCAGGCGTACAATAACCAAGTTATCAACCTGATGAGAGACTCAGGACTTATCACTGATCAGGAAGCTAGAAGCTGGGAGCGTAGTTCAACGTATTATCCTTTCTATAGAGACTTTGAGGCTGATCCAAACGCGGAGACTAATCAGGAAACAGGTGATGGAAAGTTAGTTAATGTAGATTCTATTCTCAATGTTGGAATGGAAAACTCTCCTAGCTTTCTTCCTCAGGACAAGATTGGATCACAAAAGCTCAGAAGATTAGAGGGCAGTCGGCTTAAGATAGATGTTCCCCCTCTTGAGGCTGTGGTTAAAAACCTAGATGCCGCTATCAATATGTCGATGAAGAACATTGCCTATCAAAGAGCAATGCGTGATGCTGTCTATCTGGGCTTTGCCTCAAAGATTGAGCCGGGTCGTAAGATGAAAGCTCTGAAGAAGGGAGAAATATCTAACGATATATATATCAGGGAGAATGGCAAGGATGTCAGGTACAAGGTTCACGATCAGTTGCTTTTCTCTGCGCTTCAGCCTATCTCTGACGGGTCTCTGGTAACTCGTATTACAGAAATAACATCCATGCCTGCAAGATTCCTGAGAGAGTCTGTTACTCGCTCTCCGGGTTTTATGTTGGTCAATATGCTTAGGGACACGCTTTCTGCCTTTGTAACCTCAGGGGCAAGCTTTACCCCTATTATAGACACTGCTAAAAACTTTAGGACTGACTTAACTGAATTTGAAAAGTTAGGTGTAGTTACTGGGTACGACAACATTAGTGACCCTAAAGATTTAGCAGCTTATCTCTCAAAGGAGATGAGAAAGAAAAACATTGATACAGGTGCGAGTAAAACTACCAAGGCATGGGAGAATAGTTTAGGAAGGGCATGGGACTTGTTAGGTGCAGGTACTACTAAGTCAGACTTTGCTACTCGTAAAGCAGTTTATGACGATGTACTTGCTAGAACTGGAAGTCAGGCTGAAGCAGCTTATCAAGCGATAGAGGTTTTAAACTTTGGCAGAAGAGGTGGCAACGCTGCTTATCGAATGTTTGCAGCAGCAACACCTTTCCTTAACGCAAGAATACAAGGACTCGATGTTTTATGGAGAACTGGTTTAGGTACTTATTCCTCTCGGAGCGATCTAGGTAAAGCTCAAATACAAAGAAACGCTTTGCTTAGGGCTAGTTATCTTACTGGGCTGACTGCTGCTTACTGGATGCTAATGAGCGATGATGATCAGTATAAAGAAGCATCTGACTATGTCCGTGATAACAACTGGCTTATTCCTAATCCGTTTGGTAATGAGCCAATGAAAATACCCATACCTTTCGAGATAGGATTGTTGTTCAAGACATTCCCTGAAAGGTTACTCGATGCTTCCTTCAAAGAATCCACAGCCCGTGATTTTGCACAGACAGTGGGAAGAGGAACGATAGCTACTCTTGAGATGAACCCGTTCGGAATTCAAATCGCTGCCCCGCTAGTGGAGGTTGGTTTTAACAAGAACTTCTATACTGGCAGACAGATTGTTCCTTATTACATTGATCAGGGAGTAGTCGCAGGTTTGCAGGATAGAGTCACAACCACAAAGTTTGCTGAGTGGTTAGGACAGTCAACAGGAATGAGTCCTTTAAAAATAGATCATGTGATTAACGGCTATGCAGGATCACTAGGTATGGTAGCTATCGATATGGTAGATAACATTCTTAGATCGCCCGCGATTACCGGAGACTTTGCAGCTTCTATGCCCACCTATAATCTGTCAGAGAATCCTGCCTTTAGGAGATTCTTTGCAAGAGCAGAGGGTACTGGTCTTTCAGAAGATTTTTATGAAATGAATCGTTATGTGGGACAAATAGTTCAAACACTGAATAAACTTGAAAAAGAAGGAAGAATTGAAGAGTATCAAAAATTTCTTGTGGGAAGAGAACATTTTCTTGATTTTAGAAAAGACTTCAATGCTATTAGCAATGAGCTTTCTGAGTTGCGTAGAGAGAAGCAAGATATTATTAGAGCTGATATCCATCCTGACAGTAAGCGTGATCAAGTTAACGAGATAGACAGGATCATTAACGAAAGATTGCAGGTAGTGCCACTGTACAAAGAACTGGTGCGCTTGCCTGTGTTTAGAGAAAGCACCTTCAAGGAAGGTGGCCCTTAGGCCACTTAATCTTCCCAAGTACAGGGACTTTTGTATTGATTCATGTATACGACATTTCTTTGCGAAAGGTCTTCGATCATTTTCTCTTCTTTAAAAGGTTTGATATTAAAGAACTCAGAATGCTCAGGATGATATGCGTGGAACAGTCTAGCGTAGAAAGCAATGTAGTTATTGCTTATCTTGAACTCACCACTCTTTGTCACCACTTCGTAATCCCATCTGATTCTATTTACTATAAACCAGTGAGAGTAAGAAGTGAGTCCTGAGTTGATTGCATCGAATGTATACTTCTCGAACAATTCCCAAACGTGTGGATTCTCTTTGTGCCATTGCCACCAGTCATTTTTTCTTTTGTGTAGTCGTTCCCTCAACTGGTTTATCGTTACGTTGTAGTCTGTCATCTTGCAACTCCTTCAACTCTTTGTAATCGTCTATTAACTCTTTAAGCTCTTCGATGTATTCGACAATTTCTTCAATGTCATCCTCATCAAACTCGGCTTGTATCTTTAGTTTCTTCGCCATTGCTTTCCCTTTGCGGAGGGGGGATGTTAAACCCCATCTCCGCTGCCGTCCTTATTAAAGTTTCAATTAAGCTGCTAAATTCCTGCTTAGTTGTGTTGCTACTCCTCTTGTTCGGACGCTTGCGCCATCCAAACTTTGTTTCGACTTCAATGGTTCCAAAGGTTTGAAACAACATCTCGTTATGCATTTCATCTGGAGTCATGCCACAAAACTCAGCAAACTCCCTGCTCCATTTTCTGTAGTAACTTTCCTGAGACCGTGTCCTAGCAACCTTATTACTCAGAGTAACGTATAAGCTGTCCTTATCCTTTAACACTTTTTGCAGCTTAGCAATAGTTTTTGAGTCAAAGTTATGAGCAACTATGCATTCAATCGAGTTAATTAAAAGCTTGCTGTCAGTAGGATTGCTTGACCTCAAGTAGTTATTAAGATGAAAAGTAAACTTGTCATTTGTCATTGAGGATGTCCTGTTCATAGCGTCTTATCAAGGTTTGGATAATGCAATAAAGAAATTGCTCAGACTGGTCTATCTGTCTGAGATACTTCGTTGACATAGAGCTAAACTCGTAGTTGTCAAACTTCTGATGACAAGAGGCACACAGGTCTGCCACACAAAGATCGTGTGGCTTCTCTGCTTTACCCTTACCTAACAAGGTTGCTCTGAGTCCTTGATAATGTGCTGCGACTACAGTGTCATCCTTGACACCACAGTTCACACATCTCTGTCCTTTAGCAGCGTTCAGTAGTTTCTTGCTTCTGATGTTAGCCATGACTAGAAGGGTACATCATCATAAGCATCTACTGGTGGAGGAGGCTCTGAGGGAGGCTCAGGCTCACGTTGAGGCTGCTGCTCTTGTTCGTCTTTTGGCTTGTAGCTGACCGCTTCCACCTCTACACCGAAACTGGTATTGCCGTTATTATCTTGGTTCTCCCACAGGGCTACACCTACTCTTGGCTCTACGCCTTCGGTTCGCAAAGCATTAACTAAATATCTCAGAAACTCATCTGTGACTTGCAACTGCCACTTTCCGCTCTGAGTGTAATCAGGATGATTGTCTGCTTTCTTGTAGTCATTGTGATAAATGTTACCCCTAAGTTTAGGGCCGTATTTTTTACTCTCCATCTTTAGCTTCCTCCTCTTTGGCTTTTTCTGCTAATTGTGTGAATTCTTCTTTCATTTGTTTAAAAATTTCTGGGTATTCTTTCTCTAGCTTATCGATGCCTTGTTTGTTTGCACTCCATATTTCCCTGACCGAATCTGATGTCTTTCTTGTTTTAAAACTTTCTTCTGCCCAACCGAGTAGCATATCTAAGTAAACTTTGGGGTCACCTTCCCAAGGTTGTTCCATCTCAGTTGAACCCATATCATCCTGCTCCTTTTTAGGAGCTGCCTTAGGCTCCGGCTTTTCTTGTGGCGGAGCTGCTTTAGGCTTAGTCTCAGGATCAGGCTTAACCGAATCAACGTCTGGCAAGTCCTCACCAGTAAAAAGCTGTATGCCCAGACCAAACAGTGCTGCACACTTAACGAAGCATCGCTTCTCCGTTTTATTAATCTGTTGTGCGCTAGGATTTCTAACAGCGTTCATCTTGTTGTCCATTACATACAGACGTTCTGTTCTAACTAACCTGTGCTTGGTGACGTTTTTAGTCTCAGGGCAGGTCTCGGCATGAGTGTAAAGGCTCAACCTGCATTGGACAGTCATAGTCCCATCGTCATAAGTAATTGGGTCTAGATACTCCAGTGTAAAATCAGGATAGGTTTGCAACAAAAATTCCCAGACATGAGTCCATGATAAAAAATCAGGCTGAAAGCTATTGCTTACCTTTTTCTTTTCTACCATTGGTTTGATGTCCTGACCTTTAAGATGCATATAAACCTTTTTGTACGCCTCATCTAGTGTCGCCTCTTCCGAAGACACTTCTACTGCTGTAACGTCATTAGAGAAATTTCTATTTTTATAAGCAGTCATATCGTTATCACTCATGGGTTCCTCCCTCTTTTGTTTTGTTTAAGGTATTAATAATTTCATTGGCATCCATCGTAAAAAACAACGCTGTATCCATCGAAGTTTTCTTTGGAGGGAAACCTGCTTGTAAATGTACTTGGTCTCCAGTAATGGAGAACTTAAAGTTATCGACAACTCTAGCTATACCTATACATTTTTCGTAGATAGCTTTGTCATCTGCGGGGTTGTACTTCATTTTGACTCCTTTTTGTATTGATCGCACCACTCGTTTACGCCACACCAATTAGCAGTGCATCTGGTCTTATCGCCTGCTCTGCGTACCAAGGTCAGGTCTGTGCCTTGCATATACTTCTGCGCCTCTGCTAGATCGTCAAAGACTCTCGTAGCTCGCTTCGCAGTTCCTTTGTGTAACGCAAACTTCTCAGGCTTAGCCCATTGCTCCTTCTCACTACAGGCAGGTAACCTGCCACCAGTTAAGTAAGCGTATTCGGCTTCGTCATGTAGAGCGATACGTTCTTCCATGTACCTGTCTTGTTCTTCAGTAGACCAAGGTGGTATATCGATTACCATTATGGGTGCTTTAGGATAATTACCACCGTTACGTTTGAGATCGTTTTCTTTCCAATCTCGTAGCACAGCTATTATCTGTAACTTGTTAACGGCATAGTCGGGGAAGTATCTGTGTTCTTCTTCGAGAGGATCAGGTTCCATCTCGCAGTGACGCAATAGCCATGCGTAAGCATTGAGTTGATTGTGCCATTCTTGCTTCTCGTAAATGACAGACCACACACTGGTGCATTTGTAATCGCTAACAGTAATGGTCTTTGCTTTGTCGTTTACTTCGACAAGATCAATAGCTCCAGAAATTCTCCATCCGCCATCATGAGAAGTGAACCACCGTTGTTCAGAAATGAAATCAGTATCCTCAGCTCCTTTCTCGAACATATTGTGTACAGCAGTTCCTAATACGCTCCAGAGCTTCTGAGAGACATCCTCAGACATTTCTTCGTCATGTTGCCTGCGTAGCACACTGATGCGAGGGGAATCGATTAGCTGCGTTACAGAGCGGTTGCTTTCTCCTCTGTCATAAGAATCATGACTAAGAGACTTCACCACAGGCTCAGGTAAATTATATTTGTTGGTTACTTTCATTTGACTCTGAAAACTCGAAACGAATTTTCTCTCTCGGTGTTTTTCACAACACTAAAAAACTTATCAGTGTTCTGATTGTTTTCTCTTGTAGCTCTGCCACGAAGGGACATTTCATCTCTCTTTGTCCCTAAGTCGTTAACGACAAAGCTGTCACCCCTTTCCATTTTTGCAAAAGGCAGATCATCCCATCTGCGTTGATTAGTAACAGAGCTCGGAACCTCCAAGCCCTTTTCGATTTGATACTTTTCTTCAGACATCATTAGTTCTCCATTGTGATTTATTTCGGCTTTACCTTCTTCAATAAGCCCAATAACATACTGTCCCATCTTACTCATAACGATTCCTCCCAATGCGAGGATAGGGACTGACCCTCAATATGTCAACAAGTCTTGAAGTTTATAAAGGAATAATTTATGGTGAGCCTGCAAGTAAGGCGAACAGTAGAAAGATAGTTATGTTCGGTAAACGTCCTGCAATTATCAAGAGTCAGAAAGCAAGAGACTACGTTAAAAACTTTGAAAAACAATGTCCTAAATTAGATACACTCGTTACAGATGATTTAGTCGTTGAGATAACAATTTTTTATGGCAGTCGCAGACCTGATTTAGATGAAAGTGTGATACTCGATTGTATGCAAGGATTCATCTACAAGAACGACAGACAGGTGAAAAAGAAAATAATTAACTGGGGACTTGATAGGGATAATCCGCGATCAGAAATTAAAGTTTATCTGCTTGAAGAGGATAAAGGTTAAGGATGAAAAAAGAGAAAGATGCATTGAGAGAAGTAATAGTGCATGACACTAAACAGTTTTTAGAAAGGGGAGGACAAATAACAAAAGTACCAAGGGGTCTTGGCAGGGATGTGGTGAAGTTAAAAAGGAGTACAAGTCAGGGTAGAAATAAATTCATTTACGAGGAGAACACGTTTAATTATGACAGCGCATACCATCGCAAGTCATAACGGTTACTTGCGTTTATGTAGAGCGCAAATCTATGCCGCAATAGAAGACTTGCACGATAAGAAGCATAACAAATCAGCCCTTACATTTTTCTTGAGTGACAATTTCAGATTGTGCTGTAAAGCTTGTGGGTTTAATTACAGATCAATCATTGATGTTGTATACGAGATGAGTAAACTAAACACAATTCAAAAGAAAGTTCGGGGTCAACAATTAATTAAAGAATTAAGGGGTCAGAATGTCAGCAGCAGTAGAGGAGGTAGTCGGAAGGCTAACTGAAAGTTGTAGGATTGTGTGTCCATTATGTTCAGAGACACGCAAAAAGAAAAACGATAGAAGCTTAAGTGTCACGGTTAAATCAGACGTTACTCTGTATAACTGTCATCACTGTAACGCAGAGGGAGGGATACAAAGAAAGTCTTATTCTCCACCCATCTCACGCCAACGACAAAAAGTCACTGTGCCTAAAACCACAGACTTATCCTTGATTGGTGAATATCTAGAATCAAGAAATATTAATCCCTTGTTAGCTGAGAAGTATGGCTTGGCATCTGCTCCGAGAATGTTTAGGGAGTTTGGTGAACAGGACGCTATCGGCTTTGTATACGACAGGGATAGTGATGAGAGGGCTGTGAAGTGGCGTAGTCTCAAGAGTAAGGCTTGGACGCAACAAGGAGCAGCTCGCACATTTTATGGGATTGAATTTGTAGAGGATAACCCAGACACGCTAGTCATTTGTGAAGGAGAGATGGATGTACTGGCATTAGCTACCGCAGGTATCACGGCAGTGTCCTGTCCTAACGGTGCGCCAAGCAAGGTTAGCAATCGGAAAGTACATCCTGAAGAGGACAAGAAGTTTAGCTATCTGTGGGAAGAGCGAGAGCTGCTAGATAAAGTAGAGAAGATAGTTCTAGCTACAGACGATGATCCCGCAGGCGAGGCATTAGCTGAGGAGTTAGCTCGAAGGATACCTGACGGTAGAGCTAAGTGTTGGCGCGTGCATTACCCCAGAGGATGCAAAGACAGCAACGATGTGTTGATGAACCACAGCCCAGAGAGGCTTAAGCATTGCATTGAGAACCCTACTCCGCTCCCACTGAAAGGTATCTACACAGCTCAGGAATACATGGGTGCTGTAGAGGATATCTATTCTAAGGGTCTAGGAGGCGGTGTAAGCACTGGTATTAAAAGTCTGGATGATTTGTTCACCATTGCAGCAGGTCAGCTCAGTGTCGTTACAGGACTACCTAGCAGTGGTAAATCAGAATTCGTTGACCAGTTAATGGTAAACCTAGCGATGAGAGAGAGTTGGAAATTCGCAGTAGCAAGCTTCGAGAATCCACCGCACTTCCACATCAGTAAACTGGCTGAAAAGATAACTGGTAAAAGCTTCCATCAAGGCTCAGCTAATCGCATGAGCAAACAAGAGATGAAAGAGGCTTACGATTTTATCAACGATCATTTCGTATTTTTGGATAACAAAGATGGTGTGGTGAGTAGTGTGGAATCAATCATTGCTCGGTGTAAGGCGAGCATCCTTAGGATGGGTGTGAGAGGTTTGGTGATCGACCCTTATAACTTTATTGAGCAGGGTGAGGGTGAAGAGCATTTATCTATTAACGCGATGCTGACAAAGATAACGACCTTTGCCAAAGCTCATGATCTACACGTTTGGTTCGTAGCACATCCGACCAAGGTCTATCCGAACGACAAGGGAGAATATCCAGTCGTTGGCGGTAACCACATCAGTGGCTCTGCTGCATGGTTTGCGAAAGCTGACGTAGGCATCACAGTGCATAGAAGTGATGAGTCAACTGACATTCATTGTTGGAAGATGCGTTTCAAGTGGTTAGGTAAACAGGGAGCAGTCCCTTTGTCCTACGATGTGGTCAGTGGTAGATACTCTGACTATGTAGATCAAACGTATGCAGGAGTCTCAGAGGGACACTGGAGTGATGATTTCTAATGTTATTAGCTGACGGTTTTGATGAATGTTTAATTGGTTTGGGAAGGCGTTGTGGAAAACCTGAAATTGCTGTCTATGATGAAGAAAAATGCATCGACCTTTTGATGAAAAGGGACGGCATGACACATGATGAAGCTACTGAGTTTTTTGAGTTTAATGTAGTTGGGTCTTGGGTTGGGGAAGAGACGCCGATTTTTTTAAGGCAAGGTCAAACTCATGAGTAGAACTTTAGTAGTGGAGGCAGGCATTGTCCCAAGAGCCAAAGCGATGGATCAATGTGTGGTTGATGTGTTGTTGCTCGGAGAGCTGATCACGATCAGGCAGCATCAGGCTGCTGAATATTTTATGGACATATGTGCTAAGTCACAGATGTACGTCCGTAGCTACAGCTATGATAGTATGCCTGCCTCAGCAGGCACAGTAAGAAAAGACAAGGTGTACTACTTTCCTTACTCAAGGCTAGTAAGATCAATCAACAAGAAACTATCGAGAGATCACAGCAGGGTATTGCATGAGGTTGTGATACATGATGTTTATCCTGAACGAAACATGGATAAGTTATCAGAGTGTTTGGATTTTATCTCAGAGGTGAGATGGAGATGAATGAAATTGTTTCTGGGCCAGTATCAGCAGTACCGTTAACTACTACGCATAAGAAAGTAGAGCAGACGGTTGTTAATACGCCAGAGCCAAATCAAAAGAGAGTTATTCAGGAAGTGACTGTCGTTGATACCTACGATTGGAGAGGGAATAAATCTTCAGCGACTAAAGTGCATACGCTCAGTTGGTTGGTTTAAATGGCGTGATGAGGGATAAGCAAGGAGTCGCAGTGAGTTTCTGCATTCGTGGGGACTTATCACTCTTAAACGGTGTCACGCCATCACCGCTCAACCATCCCCCACTAGATTTAATCTAGAAACTGCACCTCCCATACTAACATGGATATTTCATCTCCGTACTTAAATCGTTGTTGCTCTGCGAATTCAGATACTTTGTTTTCGATATGATTGACACCTCTGCCCTTCACCTGAAAAGCAAATACCTTCTTCGCCCCGTTGTGTAAATTAAATTTTACCTTAGCGTTCCCCGTCATTTAAGCCACCTTCTTTTTGTTAGCTTTAAGATAATTACCACGCTTAGTGAGGGTGTAGTCCTTATGGACAGTCCCATACTTAGCGTCCCCTCGGCTATGCTCACCAATCCATACACGCTCACCAGTCTTCTTGTAGACCCTCCAGTGACCACGCACAGTATGCTCAGCAGTACCAAACTTACGAGTCCTAGCCTTTTGCTTGTTATACAGCTTGATAGCTTTGTCCTTAGGCAGGTTAATAGTAACCCTCTTGTATCTATCCTGAGGGAAAGCTTCTGTGTTAACAGACTTAGTGCCTCTGGCTATAACCCCATCTTCTTCGTTAACTACCCAGTCGTAGTTAAGTAATGACACAGCACCCACATAGATCAGGAGTGAAAAAAACTCATACCCCGAAAAAGATTCTTTTATGCTTTGTTTTGCGTAATGGACGTAGTCTGTTCCTTCATGTGGAAAAACCCTGAGGAGGTTAACTACATCAGATAAACCTGAATCCATGAAATCAGAGAAAGTCTCAATGCCAAACCAATCCATGAATAACCTATGATCGTCAGGCAAGGTTTCACTGACCTCACGAAAATATTTTTCACAAGTATTATTTTCCAATCCGAACACAAGCATCGACTGATTAGCCATAGATAATCTTTTCTTAATCTCTTCGGTGTAAGTGCTTGCAAAGAAAGATAGCCTCTGTCCTTCAGGAACGTGAGTGTCATGCCTATTCTCAAAGTGTTCAGAGAGGCTTCTAAATTTAGAACTTGAGCTGTCTTGATAGCTAACTACATTGGGCCTTGCATACGTTGATGACACCCCGAACCTAACTTCTAACCCTTTTAGTGAATCTTTTTTTAGAGTGAATGGATACTGTTGCCTCTGGTCAAAGAGAAGTTCAGGTCTCTCAGCGTTGACGTAATTATTCACATACGCACCATCCCACTCCATGAAGAAATTTTTATGCGGCGGCATGGCGTTATGGAAAGCATTAACAAAATGCCTGACCGATAATTTTTTGAGAGAGGGAAGAAGAACGTCAAGAAACTTATGCGTCAAATAGTAATGAGTGCCTGAGCTAATTTCCCTAGAGAGTTTGTTAGACCATTTTTTTGTAGGATGTTTGTTTGGGCTAAATTTTATATCTGATATGCGAATGTAGGGTGACTTCAATCCATGAATCACATCATCATAAAGCTCATGATCAGAAAAGTTTGTGTCTTTTTTCATTAGTGCAAATTCCTCTTCTGTGGTTTTCTGTCTTCAATGTTAAGTCTGTCAGCCTCGTTCATCGCTGAGAATATTTCCCACCCCTCTCGGAGCAAGCGAAAGAAATCTAATTTCCTCATGCCTGCTCTGACTGATGCAGTGAGCAGGGCATTGGAAAGTCCGATGATGACAGCAATAGCATTGGGATTATTATGTTTGCGTAATGCGTTAAGGATAACCTGTTCTATGGCCTCGGCTTCCTCGGTAGTGCATTTCATTTCGTATCTTTCTTGCTCTTCGTCAGTCATGAGAGAGCCTCCTCGACATACCTCTTGGCCTCCTCCAACTCCTCAGGCGTACAGACAGAGCGGAAGTAATCCGCTAGTTCAATGGCTGCATCCACCCTGTGGGATGGTGCGGTGACAGAAAGCAAGAGTGCCTGCTTTAGTAGGTCTAAGTTTGTAAGGTTCATGTGACCTCCTTAATGGTTGATGGGTTACGGTTAGTAATATTTAAAAGCGTCAATCTCACCATTGTCGTTTCCGGCGGTGTGAAATTGATTTAACGCTTGAATGATTGTGTTGATGGCATTGAGAGTCTTTTCATTTTCTTCGTTCTCAATGTTGTTCCTCAACCGCAGCCCTAGTGACAAGTCAGGGTCTGTTTCACCTTTCTCACCCCAAAGGTGTTTGATAGCGTCATCAACTTTTCCTTCCAAATCTTCATCCAGAAAAGAAGCATTGGTGTATGCCGCGATACGTTCTACGATTGCTTCAGGCTCGTAAGGATTAGGATTTTCGTAAGTACCTTCTCCAAAAGCCAGACTGTAAATTTCTTTTTTAAATTCTTCGTCATTCATCATTGTTCTCCTTCGCTTGGCACGCCACTTTTTCTGCTTCCTCGCGTGTGTCAAATAAGTTGCTTCCTTGGCCGTCGTCTATAAGTTCCCCGTTTTCATCCACCACCTCATATTGAATTATCGTGGTTTCTCTGATTGTAATTTTGTTCTTACTCATCATCATTCTCCTCACAAACATTGATTGCGATTTTCCATTGATCTTTGTTGGGATACCCGCTGCTGTCAGTGTCTAGGCTTATACCCCAGTGGCTGTCTCCATCCACTGTATCTACACAGATACGAGTATCAGGCTTGTACCCCTTTTTTATAGCTTGTTGTAGTTCTTGTATCAGTTCTTGAATTGTCATCATCGTTCTCCTTGCAAATAAACAGTTTTGTTTTTGTCTGTGTTGCCACAATTAGGGCATTCCTCTACAGGCGGCTCTGTCTCTCGGTAAATGTCATCGCATTTGAGACAGTGTACAGTGAGTTTGTCATAGCGTTCTTTCCAAACCTTGTCCTCATAAACATTGAGTGCCAAGTAAGGGATTGGTAAGTAATCAGAGCTTGCGTCCAACAAAAGATTATCGCGCGTATAAAAACCATCATCGTTAAACACATCCGCGCGAATATCTGTTTCCGGTGGGTAACCACCTTTTATGGCTTCTTGCAGTTGGTCAATCAGTTCTTGAATTGTCATCATCATTCTCCTTAGTGGTTGATTGTGTGGGCAGGGCAGCAGGGATTGCCTGCTCCGAGCATCCGGTTGAGGCTACGCTTCACAGCAAGCCATACCCACATAACTGGTTATTATTTTATGGTTACACTGTCCCCAAATTCTCCGGCTGAGAAGTCAGGGGTAGTGTGTGTAGTTGCCCATAGCACTGGGTAGTCAGGCTCAGTCACGTTGACCTGTCCGATACCGTCAGTGAAATAGACTAGGCAGTCAGTCTCTATCTCTTCATCAGCGATGTATTTAAAGACAGGGTCAAAGCGAGTACCTCCACCGCCTACAGGATTAATGTCTAACTCGATAGGTGAAGCACCTGTAGTGCGACAGAAAGTGTTTCTCTCCCTCACTCTAGTGTCGCAGTAGATTATCTCTACTGTGCTAGGGTTAAGAGCCTGCACCGCGTTATTGATGTGAGCCTTGATCATTCCTGTCAGCTCTTCAGTGAGCGAGCCAGAGGTATCCCAAGCAAACACGAGGTTAAACTCTGGGTCTCGTGTAGCAGCAGGCAGGATGTGACCAGTGTGCAACAGCCTACGGTCAGGTGTGTTGAAGCTAGAACGAGAGGTCATGTACTGAGTAACCCACTGAGCGAGCTGCTCATACCATGCGACTGCGTCAATCTTGTTGACCTCTAATGCTTCTCTGACCGCAGCATCTACCTCACCAAGACCGACACGCTGCTCTGCGTCCATAGCTTCAGACACAGTAGACTGAGCCTTCATCTCTTCAGAGGCTTTCTCAGACTCTGTGAGAGGCTCACCGTCATCGTTAGTGGCATCCCAGACCTCACCTACCAGAGGGTCAGAGCCTGCGCTAGGATCGTCCTCCTCGTCCTCTGTGGGGAGCTTGTTGTATATCTGCTCGGCAGTCATACCTTTGTACTGCTCATCGAACAAGCCACCCTCAGGCAGGCGGAACACGCCAGACTCTACGAGTATCCAGTTAATGGCATAGTCGCAGGCTTTATTCCATCTGGCCTGATCTCTACCGTTACGCCTCAAGTGATGACAGAAGGCAACGTGCAAGACCTCATGAGCAATGACAGACATGATCTCGATAAGCTCAAGGGTAGCTACCCATGCAGGGTTGTAGTAGATAGCCTTGCCATCAGTAGCCATAGTCTCAGTGTCTTCGGTCTCGATATACTCAAGGTTAAGAGCGAGGCTTGCAAAGAATGCATGACGCACTAGCAGCATCGACTTAGCTCTAGCAATTAGGTTACCCATAGACACCTCCAAGGTTATCTAGAATTGATTTAGTGTCAGCAACAATCCGCTCACGCTCCCCTAAACTATTCTTTATCTTGTCAGGGGTAATGTTAGATAGCTTAGCCTTAAGCTCAGTAGCTGCCTTGGCTATGCGTGGATCGTCAGTGATGTTGAGGTCAGGCAGAAGCTCAGCTAACTCAATGACCTTCTCTACAGTGCTGTCCTTGAATCGTCCGATCACCTTGCCCTTAGGATCGTGGCCGTACTTAGCGCAGACCTCACCTAAGTGGCTGACAGTATCAACCAAGCGATCTTCGACAGACTTCATAGCGTCCTTGATGCAGTCATCTACATCAGATTCTATGCTCACTCGTAGCTCTTCGTTACGGTCATGAGAGAGATTGTCGATGCGGAAGTCATGAGTATCAGGGATAGGTCTATAGGTCAGAGACATTTTGTAGTAGCCGACAATCTGCTCGACAGAGGGGTAGTCATCAGGATCAAAGGCATCACCTAGCCTGCGTCTAGCACGTTCAATGGCTGCCTCAACCTGATCTCTAAGTCTATGCTTAGCATCATCCCAAGCCTGCTTAGCGATGGCGTACTCATGCTCAAGCTTATTCAGGAGAGCGTTAGCCATGATGCGCTCACCTACCTCAAAGGGTGAGCCTAGTCGGTTGATTATATTGTTTCGAGTGTCACCCTTGATCTGGCTTAGCTCTTTGATAGCAGGGCAGTCGAGCAAAGTTTTCTTAGACTCAAGTGCGCTTGGGTCTGCCTTAACTAGGTTAGCCAGTTTGCGTGTAAGGACAGGATCATTTTTCTTGTTAGGAAATTCTTTGACCTTAAGCTTAACTAGTATGCATTTGTTTCGTAGTGTAGACATTTTGTACCCCTTATTGATTGTTGATAAATAAATCTTGGTTGGTAGTTTTATAGTCTCGATACTCCTGCGTATCCTCAAGCTCAGGATACTTAGCAGTAGCAAGCCTCACAAAGATCACACCAAACTCTGGCCCTAGCACCTCGTGACAGTAGCTGATGCAGTTAGCCCATGCCTTGGGATAGTGTCCGTTGATAGCTTGATGAGCTAGGCTAGAGGTCAAGGCATACTTGATGCTGACATCAGACACCTCAGGGCGAGCGCCCTTGCAGATATCACTCCAGTTAGGAAGCTCTTTGACTACCTTGAGAAACTTGCAGAACTCAGTCGCAACAGCCTCACCTAGCACACCGTCAGACAGGTAGCCTTGCAGGACATCATGACTGTAACCGTATTGCAGGAAGTCGTTAGTCATCTCCCATGTGGCAGGGCAGGCAAAGGCTGTGATGGTCTTGGCTTTCTTGGCATCAATCCCATTGGGATACTCATGCACTAGGTCTGGGCGAAAGCTCAGGAAGGCAGCTATCAAGGGATTCCAGTTAGAGGATGCAGCATAGTCAGCGAGATCATTAGCATCTGCGTAGATGCCTACGTCTATAGCTCGTCTGGTGTTGGCTACGTTAGCTGATGCAGTAGAGCCTGAGCTATCCACTAGGCGGTTCTGAGCAGATACGATTATCCATCCCTCAGGCAGTATGTAATTGCTAGATACTTTACCCTCATAGAGTAAGGGCATCAGGGCATTGACCATGTCACCTTCAGCCTTATCGATCTCATCAATAAAGAATACCCCATGAGCAGGTGTACCCTCTACGCTGAGGTCAGGCAGGAAATCAGGCGGTGCGAAAGTTGTCTTGCGAGTACCTTCAATCTCGACTATGTCTGGTACACCAAGCAAATCCCAAGCGCCATGATTAGCGATGTTGATCGTCTTAAAGCCCCAAGGCTCACCAGTCTCCTCAGCTAGGCGCTCGACTAACTGCTTAACGATTGCAGTCTTACCTATACCTGAAGGCCCATGAAGTCTGACAGTGTGCCGTACACCCCTAGAGATATCGACCTTAGTTTTAGTAATGAATTCGCTAGCAAATTGTTTAAGTGTTTTTAAGTATTTCATTGGTTTAAGTCACCTTGATTGGTTGAAGTTAAGTGAGTAATCCCAGAGCATCTGCGAATAGGATGCCGAAGAGCACACCCATAGCGCAGACCCCTAGAAATGATACGAACTCGATTAAAGCTTTTCTCCTCGCAGCCTTACGCTGCTGTGATGGTTTGAATTTAAAGATAGGTCTCATGCTGTACCTCGCTTAGTGTCCTCGCTATAGCCTCTGAGAGTGGCTGACATTACGGTCTTGACACGCTCGTGAGCCTTGAGGAATTGACGGCTAAGCTTGCGCTTCATGGCTGCTACGTCATGAGTCACACGAGTACACTCAGTCACTGTGACATAGTGTTCGTTGCCATAGTATTCGCCCTCGCCCTTGGCCTTGAGCCTGTCTATGAGCTGCGTTTTCTCTGCTGATAACTCAGCTATATCGGCAGCTATCTCGGCTATGCGGTCTACTGTGTAAGTATTTTCTGTCGCGTCTGTCATAACTTTCTCCTAAGTGGTTGAATTAATTAAGCTACTGAGGCTACTGCTAAATCCTCAGAGTCTTGAGCCACGCTAATAAGCTCAGCCTTGGTTGGACGTTTGAAGAATCCAAACTTCTCATCATCCTTGGACTGCTCCAATGTCGCAGTGAATGAGATGCGATCACCCTTGGCAAGGCTATGCTCGCCTAGCTCACTGTAACCGAGAGAGGCAGGCACACTGCCCCAAAGCTTGAAGCCTCGGTCATCTCTGACTAGCATCTTCAGAGAGCTACCATACTGGCTATCTACCCATTTGGTGCTGATCACATGGCCTGTGACCGTCTGTCTGCCGTTAAGGACAGGCTCAGCAGCCTCAACCATAGCAGCTTCAGCAGCCCTCTCAGCAGCCCTCTCAGCATCACGCACCTTGGACTTCTCATAGCCCTTGACCAAGCAAGCTAACTGAGCATCCGAGAGAGACCCAAAGCGTCTTGCACGAGAGAGGAGGTCTTGAAAGAACGGAGACCAAGTCGCAGCCTCAAGCCATGCCAAGCCATCCTTACCCATAGCCTGTGTGATTTGAGATTCGCCAGACTCCAAGTTGGATACTCGCTTAGCATCCTTTCTAGCTGCCCTCTGAGCGCGAGCCTTAGCGCGATCCTCAGAGCTAGTCTTGAATCGGCCCTTGCCACCGCAGGTGTAGCAGTGTCGATCACCTCGGTAATTCTGTGATCCACAGGGAGTCCAAAAGCCTGTGCCATTGCATGATGTGCAAGTGAAATTATCCATAGTCAATCTCCTAAATGGTTGAATTTAAAGAAGTATAATAGAAGGCACTCAGAGAATGCCTTCGATATGCCTCCTAGTCTGCTAGTATTAATTCGATAATGTCATCAACCTCATAATCACCAGTGAGATCGTCATCAATAATGGCGATTTCTTCAGGTGTCAGGTCTCGATTAAGTGCATCTTCAATTTTATGCTGCTGTTCTAACGTCATATATATACCCCTGTTTTCTTAGCCTCTTTCTTACGGTTGATATGAGCCTTGCCTCTGGCATAGCAGGCAGGCGGTTGGTTTTTTCTGACTTTAATTTTCATATGATCCCCATTAGTGTGCCGATAGCCCAGAGCTGAATGCGCTGAGTAATAGTGAAGTGGATACCGTCTGACTCATTGAGTCCTATTTTCAAGGCTCGTGACCAGAGATAGAAATGATTTGTATTCCGCATGATCAGTGTAGCTATAAGTATTTTCATAATGTCCCCAATGGTTGATGGTTTAAAGCGTTTTAATCAGGGACACCTTATAGATGCCCCTTGTTAAAGCTCCTTAATGGTTGAGGTTCTTAGCACCTCGTGACTATGAGAGTTTGTAGCTCTCCGCTGTTCAGCCCATTACTTAAGTTCATGGATTCCGCAGCTCACCTTTGATCTGGTCACAAGAGACCGTCCCTCATCCGGTGCTATCCCCCACATTTATCGGTGTGGTCATACCGCTTCACTCTCACCCTAACTGATGGCTGCTCGCCGGAAGACTGCTAGTACCTGTGGTAGCGCACCTCGACCCTGAGCGGAAGACACCGACCTCATGTCAGCGTTAAAACTTATCGTTAACTCGATTGTGGATAGTACACAGATTATCGGAGATGCACAACAAAACATTAGCTAAATATTAAAATAATTTAGACCCCCAATAGCCTGTACTCCTATGTCATTGATTACTAAGAGGTTTATAGTGATATGGAACGATCGAGCTATTTAGGTATTAGGGGTAGGGGTAATTAGATCGTTTAACCACGGGCCTCTGAGAGCCTCTGAGGGGTATATACTATTTGCACGTTAGTAGGATGGGGGTTATCTTACGATTCACCTATAGACTAGTGAGTGATCAGAGATGGCAGATAAAAAGGGTAAGCTCAGCACTAAACAGTATTTATTCGCAACCTTATGCGGTAGTACTAATCTCAGCATGACTGAATGCTATAAGCGTAGTTATGAGGCAGATAATATGTCTCCTGCTAGTATTCGCAAGGAAGCTTCACGCCTAGCTGCTAGCCCCCACATCGCCCCCATCATAAAAGAGTATTCTGATAAGAAAGCAGCGGTAGCACATAGCCAAGCCCTCTCTCAGGCTGTGTCTGACAGAGATCGTGTGCTATCTAAGCTTAGACATTACACTGACAATGCTGAATCTGAAGCCAATGCCATACGAGCTACAGTAGAGCTCGGTAGAACTTGCGGAGTATTTCAGGACACTGTTGAGATTAAATCAGAGAGAAGCAGTGACGAGATTCTGAACGAGCTCCAGACTAAGCTTGACCAGCTCACTGCCATGCCAACCGAAGAATCCGACCAAGTCCACTAGTGAATACACCTGACACCTCAATAGAGTGATACCTGATACCTCTATAGTGTGATACCTGATCCCTCAATAGCCTAACACCTGACCCCATTACCCCACCCCCCCCGACACACAGATGCCTACGCTATGCTATGCACAGTATTCCACACAAACGATTTTGTAATCTGACCCTTTTTACACAATAGATCGATAGGTTCACAGACCTATAAAAATTTTTTGCAAAAATCTGAAGGTGAGGGGTTATGCTGTGTCACTGTTGACACACGATCTGTCAAGGGGCATCATATGCTACAATTATCCTAGCTATGTCTAGAACGTACTACTAGTACATTCTAGTTAGTGTGTACTAAAACCCCCCTTTGGTGGGGGGTTTAGCTTAAGATGGTCATAGCTAGTATGTACTAGGGGGATAATTGAATCTTACAGAATCCCAGTTGGAAAAGATTAAGAAGCTGCCTGCCTCTGAGCAGGAAGGCTTTCTTAGTCTATTTCAGGAATTAGATGAAGCGCGTTCCCGTGAGCAGTCAAGGGTAAGTTTTATCGGTTTTGTTAAAAGTATGTGGCCTGCGTTTATTGATGGTGAGCATCATAAGATTATGGCTGATGCTTTCGAGCGTATTGCTCGTGGTGAGTTAAAGCGGTTAATAGTGAATATGCCGCCCAGACATACTAAGTCTGAGTTTGCGAGTTATTTATTACCTGCTTGGTTTTTGGGGCAGTTCCCCGAAAAGAAGGTTATCCAGACGGCCCACACTGCGGAGCTGTCAGTGGGTTTCGGCAGAAAGGTTCGTAACCTTGTCGATGATGATGATTTTAAAAAGGTTTTCCCAGAGCTGGCGCTGAGGGCTGACTCTAAAGCGGCTGGGAGATGGAGTACCAACAAGGGTGGCGAATACTTCGCTATCGGTGTTGGTGGAGCTGTTACTGGTAAAGGTGCTGACCTGCTCATCATTGATGACCCCCATAGTGAACAGGAAGGACAGAGTGCTGACCCCGCTGTGTTCGACAAGACATATGACTGGTACACTTCTGGCCCTCGCCAGCGACTTCAACCGGGAGGAGCCATTGTTATCGTGATGACGCGATGGCATATGCGCGACCTCACAGGCAAGATTATTAAAGCGTCTACCCAGCGAGAAGGGATGGATGACTGGGAAGTGATTGAATTCCCTGCTGTTTTTAACGAACGCACCAGCGATGAAAAGGCTTTATGGCCTCAGTTCTGGAAGCTCTCTGAGCTGATTGCGTTACGCAACGAGCTACCTTCCTCGAAGTGGATGGCTCAGTACCAGCAGAATCCTACCTCTGAGGAGGGTGCGCTGGTTAAGCGTGAGTGGTGGCAGATATGGGAAGAAGACCATCCGCCCCACTGTGATTTTGTAATTCAGTCTTGGGATACTGCATTTCTTAAGACACAACGATCTGACTACTCTGCCTGCACTACATGGGGAGTTTTCTACCTTCCAGATGAGAATGGCGTAACACAGGCCAATATAATTCTTCTGGATGCCTACAAGGAACGACTGGAGTTTCCAGAGCTTAAACGTACCGCTTACGAGATGTATACCGAAGTACAGCCCGATGCTTTCATTGTAGAAGCCAAGGCGACAGGTATGCCGTTGATCTTTGAGCTACGGGCTATGGGTATTCCTGTTTCTGAATTCACACCCTCACGGGGTAACGATAAGATTGCTAGGGTTAACTCCGTAGCTGATCTGTTTG